GCCCTCGGTGGCGGAGGTGACGCGCAAGCTGTCGAGCCTGGCGCCTTCGTAGCGCTGGTCAGGCTGGAGCGAGCCCACGATCCAGCTGTCCACGACGGAACCGGCCATGGTGCCGATCGCCCCGCCAATGGTGGCGGCGGAAATACCAAGGATCCCGCCGCCGATCGAGGCGCCGATGGCCTGACCGGCCAGACCGAGCACGAGCGTGGCCATTATCGCCTCCGGGGTTTTGGAAAGAGAAAGGCGAAGGCGACACGCCGTTGCCAAGACCGGGCAAAAGGTTCCTCGATCACGCCCAGCCGTTCGCGGGCGTGGATGAGGGTGTCGCAGTCGGTGAAGATACCGAGATGCTTGGCGATGGCGCGCTCGCGCATGCGGAACATCAGAAGCGCGCCGGGTGGTGGATCATGCCTCCCCACCTCGATCATGCAGCTCCGTGCGCCCTCGGCGAGCACTTCGCGCGGCCCGGCCTCGCCCCAGTCCCGGCTGTAGGGCGGGATCGGGAAGGGTTCCGGCCCAACCACCTCGCGCCAGATCCCACGCGCGAGCCCAAGGCAGTCGCAGCCCACGCCCCTGACACTCTGCTGGTCGTGGTAGGGTGTGCCGAGCCAGCCGCGCGCGACCGCAATAGCAAGCTCGGGATCTGCCGCTCTCACAGCACACCCCCGTCATTGGCCTTCCCCTGCGAGGCGTAGCGCAGCACCGTGTCGTTGCCGGGGATATGAGGGAAGCCGCGGAAGTTGGCGGTGTTGGCAAAGCGATCGCGGCAGGTGGCGAAGGCCTTGTCGCAGCCGGCGCGGATGGTGAAGGCGTCGTTCGCGGCGATGGGACTGCCGGGCGGCTCCAGCAGCGTGATCAGCGCCTCGCCGGTGGTGGCGACCTCGTGGCGCTCCACCTCCACGCGCCTCCCGGCATTGGCGCCGGTGTCCCAGGTCAGTGTGCCAAAGGTGAAGAGCCCCGCGGCGAATCCCGACAGCCCCGCAACAGAAAACGCCCGGTCTCGCAGCAGCACGGCCACCGTGCCGGTGCCCTTCCAGGCCGGGTTCTCGAGGTCGATCCCGCAGCGGGTATCGCCAAGCACGGCGTCGCATCCGGCCTGGAAGCTGCGCCCCACCGGCTGATCGAGCACATGGGCAAGCGAGCGCATCTCGGCGGTGAAGGCAACCCGGCCACGCCGGATCTCGCCGATCGCACCCCGTCGCATGAGCACCCGCTGGCTGGTATCCTGCCAATTCACCCGCCAGACCTCGACCGCTGCCCCGTCCCAGAGCCCCGCGGCAATGTCGGCCTCGGTGATGGTGCCCGAGCGCAGTACGCCCTCGGCATCCTGCGCGTCCACCGCGAGATCGGCTGAAGCGCGCAGCTCGGAAGCCGCAAAACCGCTTTCCGGCTCGAAGCGGGTGCCATCGAAGGAAAGCGCCCGGTCGTGGTCGGTGAAGCCGAAAACCTGGCCGTCCGCGCGCGTGATGCGCCAGCACCAGGCAAGCGTCGTGGTCCCCTCATCGAGATGGGCTTGCAGTTCTGCCGAGACGGTTTTCATCGGCAGGTCCCCGTCATGCGGTCATCGAGATCGGCGATCCAGTCGGCCCAGTCCGGCTGCACCTCCGCGACGGTCGCCGCAGGTGGCCGGGCCAGCCGCGCCTCGGCGTAGGAAATGCAGCCGGCATCACCAGGCACCGTCATTGCGGCGCAGCCGCTCAGCAGGATCGCCAGCGTCGCGACCACCGCGAACCGCATCGCGGCCGCGTTCGACCTTCCCGATTGTCTTTTCCAATGCATCGCGTTCCGCCTCCCGTTTGCCTGCGCGTCTGCCTTCCACTCGGCCCCAGATGCGGCCGAGGACGACGCCCCCGACCGCGCCCAGAGCGGCCACCAGCCAAATCAGAAATTCAGCCATCGTCCCGCTCCCCGCGCCCGGCGGCGACGCAGAGGGCGACGACGAGGACGCCAAGGCAGCCGCCCACGACCAAACCTGCAAGAAACTCAAGCATCGCCGCGGAACCCGCGCTCGATGCGATCGCGCAGACCGATCAGGCCGAGGCCGAGGAAGATCAGCCCAGCCGGGGACGCATCGCCGGAGCCAGCGAGCAGCGCGACGAGGCGGGACAGTTCAGCGAGCGGCCCGGTCGCGGGCAGCGTGACGGAGGCGATGCCGGTGAGAATGGCGAGCAATCCTGCCCACCAGGTCAGGGAATTCGGTCGGATGTAGCGCATGGGGATCAGTTCCTTCTGAACAGGCGGGTGACGATTGCAGCCAGTCGGGCGAGCCAGTTGGTCGGCGGGTTGGGTGCAGGTTCGAGGACCGGCGACTGCGGCAGCGTCGGCGACCGAAGCCGTTCCAAGGCCTCATTCTCGGTCAGGCGACGGATCGGCCGGGAGAAATCCACGCGGCCCGCCCGGTCCAGCGACCAGACTGGGATCGTGCCGGTGGGATAATGGCCATGGCGGAACAGGTCCCGCTCAGCCTCCCGGCGAGGAATGATCGAGGCGGGCTTGCGCCAGTTCATAAACGCTTCGGCGGCTGCGACGCGATTTCCGGCATTGAGATGCCGCGTCAGCGCGGCGCGAGAAATGCCGCCGGTATTATAGTGGAACGAGACCAGTGCATCGAACTCGTGGGGCGCCAGAGGCACGGTCACGGCGCGCAGGACATCTGCCTCGAAAGAAGCAAGATCGGCGCGAAACACCCGGAACGCCTCGCGGATCCCTGCATCCAGAGCGGCGGGCATGCCGCGCGGCATCTCTGCCGGATCGGGCGGTCCGGCGGCGGCGGTATGGCCGATGCCGAAGGTCCAGGTGCCGGTGGAATCGCGGTAGGGCCCGGGCACGACGCCTTCGTGCCGGGCAAGGGCCAGCAGGCCCCGGTCTGTCATGTGCATGGGGTTACCTCAGAAACGAGAGGATCGGGATCAGCGCGGCGACCGCGAGGCCGATGCGCAGTCGGTGCGCGAAGGCATCGCGCGGATCATCAGTCAGGCGCCGCAGCCCGCGCAAAACACGGACGAGCTCAGTCATCGCCGCCCTCCCGCGCCGCGCGCAGCCGGGCAAGCACCAGTTCGATCACCGCCGGGCCGAAGACACCGACCAGGTAGGCGGCCGACCCCGCTGCCCCGCCGGCCGGGATCGCCTGCGGCGGCAGGCCGAGCCAGCTGGTGATGAAGGCCATCGACAGGCTGCCCATGCCGGCGGCGATCAGGCCGCCGAGCAGGATGTGGCGCAGGGCGTCCCGCAGGCGCATCTTCGTGGTCAGTGCGTTTGTCGCCCCGCCAAGCGCGCCCCAGGCGGCGAGGATAACGGCCGTCGAGGCCGCGAGGTCGCGCAGCACCGTTGCGACGAAGCCGGAATTGTCGTTCATCGCCGGATCTCCAGGAGCGGGATGGAAGTGATCGAGCCGAGGCGCTCGATGTCGAGCGTCACGTCGAGCGTGTCAGTGTCGAAGCGGACGGGGACGTCGAACGCGAATCCGGCGGTGACGGCGGCGCCAGTGGCCGGGGCGGTTGTGAATGTGACGATGCCGGTGGTGGTGTCGACCGACCAGCCCGAAGTCTGTTCAACGCCGTCGATCGCGATGCGCACGGTCCCGCCGACGGGTTTCGTGATCGTGCGGGTCCAGCTTTGCGAGCCGGACGTGTAAGCCTTCACCAGCTGGAAGTCGGTGGTGGCGCCGTCCCCTGTGCCGATGGCCTGATCTGTTGCCGCAGGCGTCTCGGACGGCAGGCAGGACTTCCAGTCGGCCCAGTCCTTGAAGCGGAAGCCGTAAAGCCTGCCATTACGGGCCTCGAAGAACGCCACCACTGCCGCCAGATCGTCGGCCCGGCGAATGCCATAGGCGACGTCGTAGCGCCGCCGGCTGTTCGCCCAGCTGGCGTTGCGCTCCTCGTCGCCCGAGGCAAGCTCGACGATCTGCGTGCGCCGCTCGGGACCGCCACGGGCGCCGCGGCTGATATCATCGGGGAACCGGACCTCGTGAAATGCCATCAGAGCCCCCTGCGTCCGAGCGACACCGCCCGGGCAATATCGGCGGCGACCTGCGTGCGCGATTGCCGGAAGCTCTCGGCGTCGCGGGTGTTGATGTTGATGGTGACGCCGCCGCCCGCGCCGTAGCTCTGCGCCTCGCGGCGCGAGAGCACGCGCTCGCCGCGCTGAAGGATCGCGGGCACCTCGTCTGGACGCAGGCCAGCCCACCCGCCCGAATGCATCCGCGGTGCTCCGGCAAAGGTGACCGCTGGGACCATGCGCGACGGCGCGGGCCCGCCAACCACACCGCCCGCGTGAAACACCCCGACAAAGAGCCCGCCCGCGCCGCCGAGAATGCCGCCAAGGGCACTGGCCATGGGGCCAAGGATGAACCGCCGGGCGGCGAGCCGCGCCAGATCGGCGATGAGCGAAGTCACGAGATCGCGGAAGTCGAGCTTGCCGGACTTCACGAATTCCGCCACCGCATCCTCGGCGCTGCGGAAGGCGCCCACGAGGGACTGGCCGATATCGGCGCCGATGTCACGGGCCTTGCTGGCATAGTCCGCGAGCGTCGCGGTCACCGCCGCCCAGCCCGTTGCAGCCCGATCAGCCCCATCCGCATTGGCCGCACCAGCAGCCCGACCCGCCTGACCGGCGGTGTCCAGCGCCTCGCTCACTCTGTCGGCTGCCGCCTTGGCCTCGTCGAGCGCATCCGACCCGTCCTCGCCGCTCGCACGCATCGCGCCCCGCAGAGCATCCACGGCCTCGCGCACGCCGTCGAAGGCGTGGGCGCGGGTGTCGGCGGCGCGGGAACGCAGCGCATCGGCCTGGTGGCCGGCATTGCTGGCGGCGTGATCGAGATAGGAGGCGTAGCTCTGCGCCCCGAAGACGTCGATGCGCGCATCCGCACCGAGCCGCTCGGAGACCGCGTTGAAGGTCGGGCCGATCTGGGCGAGGAAGTCGGCCCATTTTTGCGAGAGAAAGGCCATGAGTCGCAGCCAGATGGCCTCGATGTCCGCCCGCATCGCCCGGAAATCATCGACGAAAGAAGTGACGGTCACCTTGATCCCGTCCCAGACCGCCTTCGCGACATCGCCCATGAGTTCCAGTGCCTCGCCAAAGCCGCCGGCGCCGCGCACCAGCTTCGTGAACTGGTAGATCAACTCGCCCGCACCGACGATCAGCGCACCGATGCCGGTGCGGATGAGCGCCCCGCGCAAGACCACAAGCGCCGTGGCCAAGCCGCGCACCGAGAGGGCCGCAGCCGCGAGCCCGGCAACCCAGCGGCTCGCCAGGAACCCGGCAAAGGTCGCGGCATAGGTCGTCAGACGACCGATATTGTCGAAGAGCCCGGCAATGGCCTGTCCGAGCGCTCCAGTCCTGCTGGCGAGTGTCGCCATGGCATCGGCCACCGCTTCCAGAGCGGGCGCCGCGGCAACGGCGAGCTGGTTCGACAGCCCGCGCCAGATCAG